TTTGCTGTCCAAATACCTTTATCTGCAATAGACTCACGTTTCATTACCATCTTTTGTTCATACGCATTTATGTATGAATAAAGATTCGTATAACATTTATCAATATACGGTTCAATTTTATCTTTACACATTTTGTCGAGGAACTGGATGATCTTTTCAGTCTCAACTCCCTCTCCAAAGATTTCATCAACCATCTCATCAAAAGTGATGTAAATACTATCCGTGTCCGATGCAACCACATAGTCCTTATCTCCTGTCTTTAATAAATCATTGATGAATTTATTTATATATTTTTCAATCCATCTGATAGATAATTGACCAGAAGTTGTAATTGCTTCTGCCTGTTCGGGAGAATAATAAAGAAAATATTGATTTGCTAATGCACCGTAAGCACTATTAAGAAGAATCTTCTTTGCCATTTGCACGTTATCATATTTTGCAATATTATTGACTACCTCTTCTTTGTTTTTGTAATTACCATCTTCCAATCTTTGTTGTTCTTCAAGCATTTTCTTTTTAAAGATAACTCTTTCATCATACATTGCTTTCATCAACTTTGGCAAGAAACCTTGTTTTGTAATTGAAAAATGTTCACCGTTTGGTGTAACAGTAACTTTATGTTCTTTTAGATATTTTGTATTTAATTTCTTTTCAAGAATACCATTAACACCATCAGAATATTTGATTTTTAAAACTTCATCCTTTGATATGGTTTCTGGACTAATATTATATTGCTGAATCAAATGTGGATATAAACTATTAAGATCAAACGACACCACCCACTTGTGCATACCAACATGAGGATCTTTTACATAACCACCTTCAATAGTCCTAGAACCACCCTTATGCCTATCCTGTGGAACTGCTATGTTCTTATCTTTAAGAAAATTGTAAATAATAGTTTCCCAGGTCTTTACGGGAGAAAATACATCTTCAAAGTTAATTTTAGACTCATATGCTATAGTTATTATTAAATCCAATAACTTCATCTTATCATCTAGCTTCTTTACAATTTCAACGTCTTTTATGTTGTATTCTATAAATTTCTGGTAATCTGTTTTATATAAATCATACCCCTGCACTTCATCATCCGTAATCTTACCCATGCCAAGTTCGACTTGGCCTATATAATCCAAACGATAAGATTCACGCACTTTGTAAGTATATTTTTTATACAACTCAATATAGTCTAATGTCGATATACCAATAATACTATAAAATTGATTGTCACGGCCTGCAATAACAACATTCTTATCGACTACTCTTTTTATTGGTGAAAGATATTGTGATTCCAAACCAAGATATTTTAAACGATTAATGATGTATGGAATATCAAAAAATTTACAATTCCAACCAGAAACAATATGTGGAGGATTATCTTTCCACCATTGTAAAAACAATTCCATCATTTCTGTTTCATCATCAGATTTAAAATATTTAATTGTCTTATCGGGATCGTTTGGAGTGTACTCACCAATACCAAAAACATAATAAACATCAGTAATGCTATTATGAATAGTTAATGCTGTTATTGGAGATGTTGCTAAACGAATGTCTGGAAAACCTTGATCGGAGGCAACTTCAATATCAATGATGTAAATTAATAACTTGGAAGCATCCCATTGTACATCACCAGAATATTCTTCGGATAGATACTGCATCACATAATTTGTGTTGCCATGAATAGAATAATTACTTACACCACTATATCTTTCAACAAATTCTTTAGATTCTTTTATTGAACCAAACTGAACATCACCTAACGGTTCATTCTTTAATGTCTTAAATGTTTGTTTGTCTTTTGGTGCAGGAACATAAAGTGTGGGTTTGAAATTTACAGTAGCAGAAGATTCTTCACCTTTATTATCTATCTCACGAATATAAATCTTATTAAATACTTGACTAGCATAGGTATAGAATTTCATAGTATAAACATTATATCAAAAAAAGGGTGAAAATACAAGGAAAAATTAGGATATAATCGTTGATTTTGCACTAGGGACAACAATACCAGAACCGTATACACGGTTGTATTCATTCAAAATAGTTGGAGAAGGTGTTGCGGTGATAATTATCATCGTATCCTTTAATTGATATTCTTTATCCTCTGCATATGGCAACCACGGTTGAAATGCAATTTGTTCTTTGTTCACGGGAATCATTACAACTGGATTTTTTATAACATTTGTTTTTTTATTAAATTCCCCAATAAGTTCCTCGCCGTTGAATAACTTTACTATTTTTATGTTCATTCACTTTCTCCTTATCATCATCTGGAATAAATTTTTCTTCAATTTTTTTATCTTCTTTTTCAGCATCATTACCTAATGCCTTCTCCATTCTTCTATCAGCCATATTACCCAAAGCACCACCAACTGCACCAGCAACACTTTGTATGGTAAGATCAGCAACAGTCGAACATCCTGCACACATAATAAAAATAACTACAATCATTTTTTTAATCATAATGCGAAATCTTCACCTATTTCAAAAGTTTTATCTTTTTTAGGATCACCACTTGTTTTAATAGAAACATTACCAATAGTATATTTGGCCTGTAAGTCCCACTCATTTTTTTCACTAAACGGGAGTATTTTCATTTGTCGAATCGAGGTTGTTGGTTGTGCTTTTTCAGGAGACACAATTTCAACTAGATCCCATTCGTTTAAAAGATTCACAACGGTGTTTCTACGTTCAATGTCATTTTCAGAAATATTAGTAGGTTTACCATCTAAGGCAAAAAGTTCTTTGAAGTGAACAATATAATATTTACCTTGTTTGTGAAGTATATGGCAAGATTGAAATAACTTCTTTTCTCTCCGTGAAGCAATTCCAATTCGTGTGAGAGTTTCTTTGACTTTTAAAAAATCATCATCCTCTTTCAATCGGACTTCTATCATATCCTCTATAGACCACTCAACATTCTCATTCATAATTCTTCCTTTCATTTATATAACCCATGATGTAGTATTTATAATATTATGACATACCACCCTTATATAACTTGGTTTTGATATATTTGATGTCTTTTTCAGATAAAATAGACAATGCCTTAATAGCCTTTTCTGTACTAAACTTATAATATTCTTTTACAATTTGCATATGTTCGTACTTCTTACCCTTAACCCAATATTTCTTCGATCTCTTTTTCTTTGGAACTGCATGATAAAGGAAATCATAATGTGCTTTATCATTGGTATCTGGAAAACAATTCATTTCATTGACAAAATGAATAATATCATTATGATAAGATAATGTACGATTAATTAGAAATTGTTTATAATCTTTTCTGTCTGGTACTTCTTCATCATAACTTTCTTTAGTTACTAAGTCATGTGCATATTCAAATGGATTCATTATGCTAACCACCTAATAAGTCCATATATAATACCAATGATGATACCAATTCCAACAACTCCACTTATCAATAATGGTATTAATGCACCAATTGGAGCTGAGTTACCTAGTAGAAATGGTGTTATTATTAATAAAGTTCTCATTTAGTTTTACTCCTATTCAGGTGGTGTATCTTCATTCCATTTACCTTTTTTGATTTTTAGAGATTCGTGATATGGATTCCACTCAACATCCCTTAAAAAAGTTAATGGATTAATTTTTTTCTTTTTAAGTTTTTTAGGTCTATGTTTCTTTTCAAATTCTTCCATCTGTTCTTCCATCATAGAATCTAAAGAATTACTGCCAGGATAATCACCGAATTCACTTCCATGTTTATCATTGAAACTATCTTCGTCTTGTAAATCTCTCATTAATTTTCGTTTTTCAGCTTCAAGATCATCTAAAAAATTTTCTTTGTATTTATTCATACGTTTACGAAAATCATTTATACGATTCATTTTTTCCATTTCTTCCTCGGCAGAACGACTTTCATCCAATCTTGCTCTTTTTTCAATAATCTGTTTTCTTACATCATCCGGCATATTATCCCACTTTTTCATAAGCACCATATTTAAATTATGGAATATACGATTATATAAATCTTCATCTTCCAAAGCAGATGCTAATGCCAATACCAAAGAAAATGTTTTATTTAAATCTTCTATATCACCTAAATAACCATCCTCAGAATTTTCTAAATCGTGACTAGTCAATTCGACCGTACCATCAGCACGAACTATTAAGGCACTATCATCTGGTGTTAAACGGATGATAAGATTTCCTTTTTCATCGAAATTATTTGGTTTATTTTCTTCCATACTATCCCCCTTTACATAATGTATTTATATATTCAATAAAGAGTGTGTCTAAGAATATTGACTATTTGGTTCAAGTGCTATCCAATATTCTAAGTTTTTACCTGCACTTTTGAAGTGTGACACCCCTTTAGAAGATATAGAAACGTCATAATCACCCGGTAAAAGTTTTAAATTCTCTCTTTTAAAGTAAATAGTAAACTTTTCTGTTACACCTTCTCCAATTTCTTCAGAATAATCGGCCGATGTATCATTTTTTTGATTATTTGCACATAAATAAATTTTATTAGACTTAGTACAACCTTTTAACGAAATATCATGCAATTGCAATATATTTGCTGTCTTGAAAAGATTATTAAAAAAATCTTCAGTTAATTTAAAATTAATCTCACAATCTGGCAATTCTATTTCTTTCTCGGGTTTAACAACATAATCGGAGTCTGCATAAAAATATTTAACTTTTCTTTTTGCAGATGATACAACCAAGTGACTATCTTTAAATTCAACTTCTGCTTCTGGTAAAGAAGTCAACAAACCAAGAAATTCTGTTAAATCATATATTGCAACTTCCATTGGAAAATCCTCTTCAACATCAGCATGGGCTAAAATATTTTTTAAAGAATTAATTGTTTTAATCTTCTTGCCAGGCTTTATCACGATTGATTGATTTATTTCAGAAAAATTCTTCAATATGTCAAGTGTCTCATTACTAATTTTCATAAAAATCTCCTAAAGGGTTTGACCATCTCGAATAGCGAGTGCGTCTGCCACATCATTAAAATTGAATACGGGATCAACTAATCCGTTTCTTTCAAATGCTACTTTCCTCATAAAACACGGAGCACAATTATCACAATGTCTTTCACCATCACTATAACAACTCCAAGTCAAATCATATGGTACATCCAACGCAACACCTTCCTTAACTATCTCATGTTTCATATAAGTCGAGATAGGTTGCAATAACTCAATCTTAACTTTATTTTGAGTAGCAAAGGGAAGTATATCATTGAACTTCCTACCAAACTCTTGTTCATTGTCTGGATATGCACCACTTTCTTCTAAATTACCACCGAATGCTATGTTACCAAATTTGTTTGCCTCTGCATAGGCAGTCAAGACTGCCAACATTAATAGATTTCTACCAGACACCCAATCCATAGCATATTCAGTTCCTTCAATCTGTGACTTGTGATAAGTACCTTCTGTAATAGTTCCACGCATAACATCAGGCATTTGAATAAATCTCAAATCAAATCCACCATGTTCTGCTATCTTTTTTATGAAACTAACTTCTTTGTCTTGTGCTAAACAGTTATACATCAAATGTACAAGTGTTA